ATGCATTTTCTTTGGGCTTTAATTGTTGGTGCTATTATTGGTGCAATTGCTGGTGCTATCACTAGCAAGGGCAAATCGATGGGCTGGTTTGCTAACATCATTGCAGGATTAGTGGGTTCTGCAATTGGTGAGGGACTTTTAGGCCATTGGGGGCCACAACTGGCAGGAATGGCTTTGATTCCTTCAATTATCGGCGCAATTATTGTTGTTGCCGTAGTCTCCTTCTTTGTTGGCAGATCAAAAGACTGATAGGAGGCCATCTTTATGGACGCTTTAAAAGCTGCATTTAAGTTTATGGTTGCTAGTACTCTCATCGTTGGCGGTGTTTTAGTTGCAGGTACAGTCTTCGCAGCTAAGGGCATTGATAATGCTGGGGATAAACTACAAGAAAAGCTACATGACTAACACAAAATAGCCACTTCATTATGAGGTGGCTTTTTTTAGTACTTTTGTTTACAAATATTTAAACTAATATTATGCTATGTGCAGTATATAAACTTGCTTTAGAAAGGAGAAAAAATTGATTCTCAAAACGATCAAACGAAGGCCATCGTACAAGAGCTAACGGACATTAAATTCCAGCTCCTTGAAATCGCAAACCAACTTCGACAATTAAACAACAAATGAACTTATTGGTGAAACAATTAGGAGTGCGCTTTGCAGAGATTTTGAATTCTGCACCAGTCGTGCAAGCTAACGATAATTGTCACATCAAATAACTAGGTGAATATTGTTCACTTGGTTCTCATAAGCAAGTCAAAAATATTGACTTGGCTAACAAGGCACGAAATTCGGACTTGGTTAGCTATTTAGATATTGTCGAAGCAGTCATTAAATATCAGAGGGGGCCGTGATTTGCGACTCCCATTTATATTGCCCAGAACGACCCGTACCTCAAGGAATACTTGTTCAGCGTGCACCAAAATCCGTCTCTCAGCACACAAAAAACGGGCATCTCTGCCCGCTTCGCCCAATGATATTGCTACTTTAGATGAGAAGCAATGAAACAAGTCAAGGAAAACTATGACTATCGTATCAGCGAGGGTTGAGGAATGCTCTTCACTTGCTACGAGAAATCAATCTGACTTGGTCTATAAAATGCGCCACCGGTTAGCTATGCCGTGCGTCGGTTAAAACGGTTCTGCCCGCTTATCGCCTAGGACTATCCTAATTATAAGTTAATACTTATTTATTGGCAACTGGTTTTCCTATGATTGTTGTCCATTGTTTTTTGGCTGTGTCCGGTGTCAGTTTCACAATGTCGTACTGCTTTCCCTGCCATTCAATGCGCCATGAGTTAAGGATAGTTTCTGGCTGATCATACCGAACAACAAAGGTCACCGTATCTTCGAGCTTCGTCCCAACTGACGCCCTCACTTCGCTTAAATATTGGCTTAACACAAGTGCCCATGTCGTGAAGTGCTCTTTCCTGACGTTGCTCACAGGAACCCCATTTACATTACCCATCGTGTAGCTCACTAAAGTAATGAGTTCATTCAGTTGGCTGATGCTATTTACCAGTGGCATAGTCAACACCTCGCAATTGCTGAATCATGCTCACAACGCTATCTGGTACATACGTTGCCCCATCGACACCACGGTTAATATACCAGTGTTGTGCTAACAACGAGACAGCAAAGTCAAAACGAGGATCATCTCCAAAGTTTTCATCCGTAAGGGTCTGGTCAACCGCGCTAATCACGAACTGCTTTGCCGTCAACAAGTAGGCTGACAACATAGCATCATCTTCGCTGTGACTAATGCGCAGTGCTTTCTTTAGATCTTCTGTGGTAACACTCATATGCTCATCTCCTATATAAAAATGGGGTGTACCCAAAGGCACACCCCAGACTGTTTCATTAAGCTGCTGGCTTGGTTGCCGGTGTGATGTCGACAATTCGAGCAGCGTCAGGATCAACCACTTCATAGTCGTTGCGGATCACGACGGCCAAGCCTTGGCTATAACTGTCGAACCGTTCCCACTGGGTGTTGACTTCGTTCTTTTGGGCTAAGAAAATTGCTTGAGCAAAGTCCCCGATGATGATCCGATAGGTGCCCGCCTTATCAGTCGGCAATACTTTGTTAGCAATCACGATCACTGGTGCCCCAAACAGTTGCTTGCCTGATGGTGCAGTGATTGAAGGTTGTAACAAGTAACGGCCTTCGCTGTCTTTCAGGGTATCAAGGTAGTTGAAAGTGTCCTGATTGACGATAACAGACAAGGACAATGCTGGATCTAACTCAACGTTGAAGGTTTTCTTGATGTCATCGAGACCAGTACCTGTGATGTGCTTGAAGTTATCGTTGGTGCCCGTCTTGCCAGTGAGAACACTGATAATGTTGCTGTTGTCTGTGTTTTGTACCAGCTTCTTGAGTTGATTCTTAACCTCAGCAACAATATCAACTTCACTGTCTTCTACCAGTTCATTAGACAGATAAATCTTGCCAGCACGGGTAGCAATTTTGTAGTCAACGCCTTTAAACATATTGGCGTCAACATCGGCCACGTCTGCAAGTTCTTCCTTGGTGGCTAAGACACCATTGTTAGTGAGGGCAATCGGGTACGTGCCGACGGGGGTTCCAACTTGCTTCACAGTGACGTATTTAGCCAAGTCATAATCTGATTGCTTTAAGTCCCAAACGTCATTGATAACTTCTTTAGGAACGACTGCACCAGCGGTGGTCGTGGTCAAGCCGTCACGTTGTTCGCCCATGCTGCGGATGTAGTCTTCGTAAGCGCGAGATTCGGTATGTTCTTCTTTATCAATAATAGTTTTTTCGGTCATGTGATTGACTCCCTTTCGTTTTTCGGTTGGTGGTAGTTGCTGTTCTGGATCTTCTACATGGTCTTTCAACCACTCGGTGTAGCTGCGTTTGTCCACTTGGACGTTGGTATCGTCATACGCTGGAATAGCCACCAGTGAGACGTCAAACAAGCTCTTTACTTGCTTGATGGTACGGATCACTTGCCCGCTGTCGTCTTTAGTGAATGTGTCACCGTCTGGAGCAGCATTGAAAGTAAAACTCATGGCTGATAAATTACCAGCTTGGACATTGTTATAAGCATCGTTGGCTGTGGTCGTATCGGGTAATGTTGCTTCAAACTGCAAGCCTTTATCATCCACGTTTAAGGTCAAGGTTCCGGCCTTGGTGCTGGCTAAGACTTGGCTAAAATCATGGTTTGAAACCATATAGACGTCTGATAAGTCCACATCATCGAAGGCGTGCGGATCAACAACTTCTTTAAAGCCACCGAGGTCTTTACTTGGGCTATTGAAAACTACTGCATAACCACTTAGTTTCTTTGAACCGGTTTTAGCCTTATCTTGATCGTCGTCTGTTTTAGTCGCATCGGCGGCAGCCAGATCAGCGTCAGTATTCAGGCGTTTTTCTACGTCATCTTGATTCATTTTCTGGATCACTCCTTTGTCTTGTGTTTTGATAGTTTGTCAGGTTGCTTAGTGGTGTGTAGTTGAGACTGGCCATAATCTCATCTCCGCCGGTAATTGGTGGCAGGTTTAACTTGGCTCGTGCTTCATTAGTGGTTAGAACACCGCCTTGCAGCCCCTTAACTGCTAGTTCTTGCATCGTGGCTGGGTCCGCTGAAAACAGCTTGTCAGTGTTGAAACTGAATCGATTATCGCCAGTCGAAAGCTTAGCATCCATCTCACTTGTGAAGCAGGTAAAATACTGAATCAGAGTGTTCTGCAAGTACATCACGTTAGACTGTACGGCATTAGAGTGCTCGCTTTCGATACCCAGCCGATCCAGTGGCAACCCGAACGCTTTGGCAATCTGTTTCGTTGTCCAGTCGCTAGAATTGACTAGATTCAGCACGTCAGTATTAACTTCGAGTTGCTTGTAATCCATATCATTGTCTAGAATGATGGTCTTGAGGGCATTATCACCACTGTTGGCAGCTTCAAATTTATTACGGATGTTTTCTTTGGCCTTGGTGTCTAGCTGGGTCTTGTTGACTTTAAGAATGCCTGTCCCTTGAACACCGGTGTTAAAGAATCCCTTCAGTAACGCATGTCCAGACTTTTGTACCCCAACCTCATCACGGAGGCTATACAGTGGTGATAGTCCTTTGTAACCGTCTTGTGTGAAGCACTTGAAGTGTAAGACCTCACTCGCATTTAAACGCTGTGAACGACCGCTATCAGGCGTGTATTCGTAACTGATAATGCCGGTCGTATCATCTTGTTTAACCACCATTTGACTGTTGGGGACTAACTCGAAGCCAGTGACTTGTCCGCTAGGATTCTTAGTAACCCGTGCAAAGCTGTTACCATTCAGCAGCATGTTAGCAGCTAGGGCAAACTTGAACGACCACGCGGTCATGTGGTCATTGGGCGCTTTGTTAAGGAGCACGCTGATGCGCTTGTCACTGTATTCAATCGGATTTGTTGCAAGATCACTGGCAATCACGCGCACCGCCGTAAACACATCCGAATTACGTAAAGCACCAATCCCCACATATAAGCCGCTGTCATTGCTGGTCATGCTGACAAGCGCATCTAAGAACGGGTCGCTGTTGTCATCGCGTGGTTGTGTCGCGCTATTCGTGAAAAAGCTCATTGTTTCACCTCCCTTTGTTGAAGTTGATGATGACTGCGACAGAGATCAAGGCCGTGCCGACTGCTAACATACCAACACCAAACCCGAACAGCCACCAGATACCGACAACCATACAGATCAGTCCCAGTAGTAACAGCACGGTCTGCACATTAAAAACCAAAGTCATCGCTCGAATAAAAGTCATTGTCTGCCACCTCGCTTTCCTTGTTTTGATCCATTGCAATTGTGTAGGCATTCATCAGTGCGGCTACGGGGTCAATCTTCGTAGCGTTGTGGGCCTTATCGATAATTGGATTGTTGTTAGCGTCATATTTCAGAATGGCGTTATTAACGGCATAGGCCAGTAACTGATTATCAGGGTGCTTTAACTGGCCATTGAAGAGATCATCACGAAAACGAGTTGTCGGAATTGAAAGTGTTCTAACACCTTGTCGCACCTCAAGTAGTGGCAAATCGCGTTTTTCAAATTCTGGAATCAGGTAGCCCATAGCGAAGGGATCGTAACAGATGGCGCGTACGTTCCACTGGTTCCGCTCGATCAGGTCGAGAATGAAGCGTAAAACTTCGTCATAGTCGATCATGCCGCTATCGAGTTTGGTAATGCTACATTCACCACGACTGGCACCACTGATGTAGTCGAACCCGTCACGCTTGATCTTCTCTTCCAGTCCGTACTTCGTTCCTACGAATGAATGGCTGTCAGCATACAGGTAGCCATCTTCTGGAACTAACCACGAGATACTGGTCAGGTCGCTAGACTTGGAAAGGTCCAGCCCGATATACACGTCCTTGTCTCTAGTGTCTGGTGGCTCGATAGTGGCTTTCTCCCAGTCGTCAAGACTGATATAACTATCTGCTCTGGCTGATTGCCACATGTTTAAGTTCTTTACGAGAACTGGCCTTAGGGTTCCTTGCTTGGATGCTAGATCAACATCAGCTTGCAAGCTAGGCCGCATCGTCTTAGCTCTTTCAGCATTAGCCAGTAGCGGATTCGACTTCTCCCAAGTCTCTGGTGCAAAGGCTTCATCCTTGCTGTCTTGCTCAAAAATGGCAATAAAATACCGATCAGCTTGTTCGCGACCGGTTAAGATTTTGGAGACAAATTTATATTCTTTATACATAGGGCCATTCAGGTCTGGCCCCGTGGTCGAGATGACGGCTAGCAAACTGTTATCACTGTTGATCTGGCCAGATTTGAGTGTTCGTAGAATCTCATCGGTCCGAGCTAAGGCGAACTCATCAATAATAGCCAAGTCACTTTGATAACCATCTAGGCTGTGCAGATCAGACGCAAGCGGAACAGCTCGGCTGTTGCTCGGCAAGTCGATGATTTCGTTACGGTTGATCTTCAAACGATCACGCACCGATTTAGACATCTTAGAGACCTGACGCAAACCACTAGACAGCATATCAAAGGCTAAGTGCGCTTGGGCGTTACTGTTGGCTGTGTAGACAATTTCGCGATTCATGGCTGGTTTGTTTTCCATGAGGAGATACAGCGCGCCTAGATCAGCCATCAGGAAGCTCTTACCATTCTTGCGTGCCATGCTGATGTAGGCTCGATCAAAGCGACGGTTGCCGGTTACCTTATCACGCCAGCCAAACAGCTCGGAAATCAGCCACTTCTGAAATAGCTCTAGCTTGAGTGAGGTGCCATCACGTGCCGGCATCAGTTCGATGAATTCAACGGCTTTGTTGGCAAAGTTCTCATCGAAGTAATATGGCCATGGATTCTTTTTGCGCTTGCTGGCTTTCAAGTCTCTGCGATAACGTCTTGCTGCTTGCTTAATCTTTTTACCGGCAACAATCTCACCGCTTAGCACCTTGTCGGTATATTCAGTCGCATAGTTCACGATGACACCAGCTCCGCGAACGGATCGTCAGGCTTCTTCTTAGTCTCACTCTTTAAGGCAAGTTTCGCCCGGCTATACACTGACAGTCCCAATACTTCGTCAATGCGCATCATTTGATTTGTGGCATCCAGCTTCATTTTAACTGCTGGGTTAGCTTTCACACTATCGGTGGTTTCAACCATCATACCTTGTTCTTGAATTAGCTCGGCAGCTTTCTGAATGTCAGAATAGGCTTGGCAATGACTGGCAATCAGGGCGGCATCTAGTTCACTCACTGGAATGTCTTTTTTGAGCAATGGTACAATACGGTGCCACTCGGTCACAGCATATTCATCAAGCCATGTAGGGGGCTGTACTTGCAGTTCTTTGTAAGTGAACAGTGCTTTTTCAGAGGCAACACGATCAGCTAACTGCTTTTTGGATAAATGTGCACTTAGGTTAGTCACTGATTTTAGGGGTGCTCCCATGTGTAACGTCCTTTCTGAATTTGTATTCGTTTATACCTATTATAATTATAACACATTGATTATACGTAGGTTCTATGATTTTCGGTATTCGTCGAAAAGAAAAGAGGCCGACCGTTCTTTTGCTCTAAAATTTTGGGGCGGGGGTCGATCTCTCGGGGGATCTCATCCGGCGTTGTGCTACCTCCCGGGCGGTCTTGGCGTTATGACAAGTCTGGCACAAGCTTTGTAAATTGCTCTCATCAAGCCTGTGTTGCCAACCATAAGCTGTTTTGATTGGCTCAATATGATCAACAAGCACAGCTTGACGAATAATCCCACGTTTCAAACAGCTAGCACAAGTTGGATTGCGCAACCTGAATGACTTTGAAAGCTTTGTCCATGTTGTTGACTTGTAGAAACGTAATTCCTTCTCTTCATATTGCATGCGTTCCTGATTCGTTGCTTGCTTGTTCTTATCTTGCTTATGCTCCTCGCAAAAGCGTTGATTGAACGGGATCATGCGACGGCACCCGGGGTGCATGCAAATGTGCAAAGGCACACTCATTTGCATCACTTCGCTTTCATCTCGGCCTTGGGGGTTCTTAATATCTCTTATCCTTGACGAGATCAATCATGCGGTCAATTGAACTAATAGTGTCACTTGCTGAGGAGCAAAGTTCATGGTATGCAATGTGGCTAATGCTTCCATATGAAGATCGTGTCAATAGATTAACGTGTGAGAATTGAAAACCATCTGACATTTCAAACGTTGGATATACTTCAATTTCATAGCCTTCACGTTGCTTAACAATGATGAACCAATCTTTTGGTGTCATGCTACGAACTAAGTAGCGTTCTTTTACAAGCGCCCCAAGTTCAGCCCATTTGTCTCGATCGTGTTTAACGTCTACAAGTGCTGCTTTGCGATATGCTGTTTTTGTCATTTCAATTTCTCCTTGTGGGTAGTTTTAAACTTGCTTGTCTTTGACGTGGTCCACGTGGTCCACCCGGGCAAACGCTGATATGCCGGCGTTTTGAATTGCAACGCACGTGGTCCATACCCGGTCCACACCCGGTCCACACCCGGTCCAGTTTCTTAGCTGTAAACGGTGGACCACGCATGGACCACGTTTAGCCCACGTATACAAAACTCGCAATCCATTGCTGTGCGTGGGATTGACCACGTGGACCACGTGGACCACGTTAGAAACGAGAAAACTATGTCCGTACATAACCATGTGGTCTGTTTCCGTTGACGCGCAGCCTTTGTGCTTGCCAGCCTTCCATGTTGTCCATAATGAGCTTAATACGTTTTGCATCAGAGTTTGTGCGCCCCATCAGGTAACGATCGACTGACTTGTCGAACACCACTTCCATGATCTCTCTAGTGGTGGTTTGTTGCAGTGGTTGTAATTCTCCAGCATCCAAGTGCTGTTGTAACCAAGTGGCCACATCACCGTTATGGTCAATATGAGTGTGAAAGAAGCTGGCCTTTAGGCTCAATGACAGATTTTCCCAATTCGATGGCACTTTCATGTTGAGAAAGTCTTCAATGGCCTCTTTCATAGGGTCAACGGTCTCTGCTTCTTGTTGATATGGTTTAGCCAGTTGCATCAGCTTATCATCAGCAAAGACACTCTCACCTGCATCCACCCATGTTTTGACCTCTGCCAGTATCTGATGTATATCGTGGTTAATCTTAGGCACGCTTTCTTCATTGCGCCATACGGTCTTTGTGGGCTTTGTAACGCCGCATCTGATAGGGAAGAAACGGCGTTCACCAGTAGCGTCTTTCAAGTAGTCCTGTTGATTAGTGCTGCCAATGAACACACACTTGCGTAAATGTGGATAAACATAATGGCTATAACTCCCTCGGTATGAATCAGACTGGGCGCTAATGAAACTCTTAGCCGACTCAATCTCAGTTTTTTTCATTGCAGAAAGTTCACCGAGTTCCATGATCCAGTTACCTTGCAGCTTCTTATAATCTTCGTCCGTTTTGCCCATTGATTTTAATGAATCGCTGAACTTTTTCGGGAACAAGTTACGAGCAGCCGTGCTCTTACCAAGTCCTTGTTTACCTTCAAGAATTGGAACGAGTTCAAACTTGCAACCCGGCTGATAGACACGTTTTACAGCCCCAGCTAACCATTTACGAGTAACAGCACGGGTATATTCACTATCCTCGGCACCTAGATAGTCGATGAAGTAACGTTCTGCTCTAGGGGTACCGTCCCATTGCTCAGCTTCGATCCAGTCTTTAACCGGATTAATTGAATGTTCCTTGCCAACAACAACCATGGCATCTTGCTCATTCTGCTTGCTAAACAAGAGATTGTGCTTACGCTCCATATATGAGCGGACGACAGCATCATCTTCATCAGTCCAAAAACCCTTACGAATCGGCAATCCTTTAACGCCTTTTGTCTTGATGAGCATCTCTGAAAAGTCGTCCCAAGCAACGACATTGGCGAAGGCTTGATCATTATCAAGTAGCAGTTGAATATTAACCACCGAGTCTTTTCTAATCCCACCATTGCCATCAAGTTTAAGGTCATTTCGCCATTGCTCTTGACCTGTAAAATCAACGTTGACCACTTTATTGGCTTCTTGCTTAATATCTTCGGGCATTGCTTTAACCAACCGCACGCCTCCTCTCTTCGGCTTTCAATACTGACTTGAAAATCTTATTAACTTCGGATTCTGCCAAGGGTGTATCTAGATAGTTATCATTAGTTGTAAACAGCAAGTTATAAACTGTCTGCGGCTCTGCACCTGTGAAGAACATTTTGCCAGCAATCTTGGTCAGAAAATCATTGCGATTGCCGGTACTAGTGCCGTTCACTATTTCATCTAGCAGCTTGCCCGTCCATCGTTTACCTCGATAAACTGTTGAACCACCAAACACTGGGTTAGGGTGGCTGACACGTTGAATTTCATCTAGTAACCATTGAGGCACTGGGGCTAGCTTGGTGATCTTGTGCCCTTTGAGTGGTTGATACATACCATTCTCGCGAATGCTAGGAAAAACCGGCACACCAGTTGCGACATAGTCGAGGCCGGTTTTCTCGCCATTCTTAGAGAACAGATCTGATCGACTGGTTAGCTTCAATTCCTTGGGATAGGTGAAGAAAATATGGAGTCCACCGTTTGGCGTTGTTTCTATATAGGTAGAAGGAATTTGATCAGCACGACCATCAGCGCTCAATTTAGCCAACGACTCATTGCCATTAGCCTCGCTTTTATGCCCCATATCAATGTCAAACACCAGCACACCATCAAGCCCCAAGCCAATATTGTAGTTAGGATGTTCGCCCCACCATTTCTTGGCCTGTTCTGGGTCTTTGGTGGCATCTTTGTACCCATGCGAACCAGCAAGTGGTGTTCGTGTCTCTGGCGCAAGTGGGTAGACTGCAAAGCCATGCTGTTGATATCCAAGCGCTACTTTAAGCACGTCGACCAT